GGGTGAGGTAATTTGGAGAGCAGGTAAATATAGGCCAGGATTACTTTATGGTTATTCTCCTATCTATGCAGTATGGTCAAAGGTAATGTCTTTGTCACATATGGATGAATATATTAGAAAATATTTCGATAAGATGCGACCTCCAAGAGGTATGTTAGTAATTGCTTCACGTAATTACGAAACATTCAGAAAGTCTTGGGATGCACTTGAACAAAAGGCCACAGAAGATCCATACATGATACACCCATTGTTAGTTGAATCTGACAAGCCAGGTGGTAAGAACATGGCACAGTGGTTAGACTTTACAGGATCACTTAAAGAATTAGAGTTTATTGCAGTTAGAAAAGAACTTAGAATGATTATCGGTGCGATATATGGAGTACTTCCATTATACTTCGGTGAACTACCAACTGGTTGGTCACAAGAAGGTTTGCAGGTTACAATTACAAACAGAGCAATCAAATGGGGCCAAGACATTCTATTAAAATCATTCTTACAAAAATTAGCATTATTAAACGGTATCACTGATTGGGAATTAAGATTAAAGTCTGGAGAAGAGACAGATAGATTAAGAGACTTGCAGATACAAGGAGTAGAGATAGAGAACATGAAATCATTGCAAGGACTAGGATTTGAGATAAGCAGAACACATACAGGTGAATTCAAAGTTTCAAAGGATCCAGTTGTTACTACAGCAGAGATGGCTGGTATGGGAGAAGATGAAGCAACAAATCCAAATGCACCTGTAAAACCAGGTGGACGAGGTAGAGGTACAGCAGCACCAAAAGAAGACCAGCAAAGGTTTGAAGGAGAACCACAGCATAAACTTCCATCTAAAGTAGGTGGTATAGCAGGTGGACATCCAGCAAGTGGTCATGGAACATCATTAAGTAGAAAGAATTTCCCAGACGGTATAACACCAGCAAACTTCGAAGCAGTTAAACGTACATTACAAACATCAGTAGACTTTGGATGGACAAAGCAAAAAACAGAGTCTGAGTTAAGAAGTAAAGCATTTATGACAGTAAGACAAGCTAGACGAATAGTTAAAGACGAATTAGGTCAAACAAGGAGGTGGGAAGATGACGAAGAAAAAGAGTAAGGGCGAGCAAACAAAAGCAACGGTAAAAGTAAAGCCAAAGGAAGAAATAGTACACAAGCATGGAATTACATACACGGTTGATGAGAAGTTAAATGAGTTTAACAAGAAAGTAACAAAGGAATACAACGATACGATAAAACGAGCAGGCTCAGTTTACACTGCTAATTTTAAACTAATAGACGATACAATAGAAGAGATAAAGAAGGCAAGTAGAAAGGTTTCTACTAATGACTACTCTGCAAACAATGTATACATATTCTTACAGGATGCTTTAAAGAGAGTCCTTAAAGCAGAGAAGTAATGGGTACTAAGTTAAACGTTGATACTGGTGGCTTAGACATCGGTAAAAAGCTTTGGGATAAACATCAAGCTGACGAATACACACACGTAGACAATTACAAAGAAGCTATATGTATTAACTGTTTTTCAAAAGACGCTACTGCTGCCACTATAGTTGATATATGTGGTGAGTGTGCAGGTAAACGTGGAAGAGAACCATTACTTGCTACTGTAACACAGAAGATGTATGGGTTATGTTTCTTTTGTGGAAAACATAGATTCAACATTGAACAGATAAATGCAAGATTTTGTAGGAAATGCCATAGAAAGATAGCAAATGTTACAAAAGAATATAATAAAAAAGGTGGAATGTTTGGTGCAGATCCATTCTGGATTTCCATGCGTAAGAAGCACGGTAAAGATTGGAAACATATAATGGAAAAGAATACAGGAAATAGACGATAACTTAAATATTATATAGTTCATGCTTAAACATGGACTGGAAAAGAAAAAAAACGATTGTACCTAGATGTGATTGTAGTATACATGATGTCATATCTGGTATTGTAGAGTATTTAATCATAACTCCTATATTTGCTATAGGGTATCTAATGATCACAATTCCATGGATGCTATTTGTCATAGGATTAGATGCAGACCAATTCGTAAATTTTGTATGGCAGAGTGTTATGGTTGACTTGGTAGTTGCATATCCACTTGCAAAGTTGGTTATGAAATTAAAACCTAGAATAGAAAGAATTGCTAAGCTTGGTCACTAAAAGGTTTTCGAGGTAAATCATCAAAACTCATTCCTTTCTTATATTTTTTTAGATCAGGTGGTGAAAGTAAGAACTCTAACAACCTTTCCATATTAGATAATCTCTGATTAGTTTCCTTTAGAAGTCTTACTATCTCATTAAACCCTGCTGCTCTGAATATAAAACTAGACAAATAGGTTCAACCTATCATGTGTCATATCATAGTATTTTACCTTAAAGTTTATCTTTGATTTATCTTTAGGTCTTCCACCAACCACTCTATCTACCTTAAGAGATAGTAATGGTTTTCTAAATCTTCTAGGATAAAATTCTAACATATTATTTATTGGATCATAGAATACCTTTTCTTTCTCTACTTGTAATTCATTACCACAACAAAAATCAAAACAAGTTCCATTTGTAAAATGAACTATACTTCTTTCTAATGATGGCCTCATTTTTACTTTATCTGTTTGTGTAACTACCCATAACCTGTTTGTTGGTATTGAGTCAGCAGCATCATATCCCTCTGTAGGTCTAATAAAGAAATCTAATATAGGAGTCTCATATGTATATGCTTCAGTTTTTCCTTTGTATAAGTTATCATAGTCATTTCTATTGGTATATATATAGATACTACTAGCCATACTACCTGTATGAATATACTTAAATATAAAGCCTTCCATAGTTTCATATGGCAGGTAGATGTAAGTGTGGCAAGAAGAAATACGGTTATGGAGATGGAGAGCATGAAGTATGGATATGTTATAGTTGTGGATCATTTGATGGGAAAGCAAATGGAGATCAGGGATTCATAGAAACCATAATGGCGAACCCACCGATTGTATTGGCCTTGATAGAAGCAAAGCAACTAGTTCCTATAAGGGATTAATATGTCAGAATTTGAATCATATGTTAAAGAAGAACTTAAAAAGATTGAAGAGAAAGTCGATGATAATACAATCAAAACTGTTAGACTAGAGACTAAATTTGATGAGTATAGGACACATACTATGGATAAACGTCAAATGATTAAATCATTCGTAATGATAGTGTTAGGTGTAGTAGGCTCAATTATAGCCTTCGTACAGTTATCAAATTTTCTATAATCCTTAAATACAACCTCTGCTATGCTCTCTCATGGTAGAAGCATTAATACTTGTCGCTATTGCATCAGCAATAGGAGCAGGTCTGAACACGCTAAGAGGATGGTTACATTCTGACGGAGAGCCTTATTCTATAAGACGACTCGCAGGATCACTGATTGTCGCTACTTTTGCTGCTCTGGCTATTGCACAAGTCCAAATAGTAGATGGATTAACCGATGCTGGAATAGTATTGGTAGGTCTAACGATTGGATTTACTGCTGATTATGTAGTGACTAAGGCCAAGAAAGAAGTCGAGGCATAGACCACAAAGACAGGTAAATAGGGTATTTTTTACCAACCCTTTACCAGTTTAGAGACAACTTTATAAATGAAGAGTATATATGAAAACATATGGATGACGTATTCTTTAGAACAATAGTAACGAAGAGTTTAATGGCTAGTAAATCAGATAGTGATGAAAGGTTCTTTGAAGGACTATTAACAGTTGAAATGAAAGACAAGCAAGGAGAGATAACTATAGTTGATGAATTATACAAAGTATTACCAACATGGATGGATAGAGGAGCCCCTATTACAGATACACATTCAAATAGAGTTGTGGGTAAAGGTATCAATTTTGCAAAGACTGAAGCACAAGATGCAGAGGGTAATGTATATCCAGCAATTAAGATAACAGGAAAGATACACAAAGACTATGAATTAGATGATGATATATGGAAGAAAATTACATCTGGTGAGTACAAGGGGTTAAGTTTCGGTGGAGCAACAAAGGCAGATAGAGAACCTGTAAAAATGAAAGATGGTTCTATTGCATATGCTTTAACTGATTTAGAACATTATGAGGTAGCAGTATGTGAGGACCCAGCAGTTCCATTGGCATTGATAACTCATACAAATCCATTGTCAAAAGCTATGGTAGAACATGAAGATATTGGAAATGGTAAAATGCTTATCAAATGTGACAAGTTTGGATGTTATGTAACAAAGCCTGACTTTTCAAATGCACAGGGAGATCATCATAGTATGTATAATCAAGATGTAGATAGAGATACTAGTTCTGGAAGGAAATTAGGTAACACGACAAACCCAACAATAGCAGATCAAGATGAAGGTACAACTGACGCAGGTTGGACAGGTA